CCACTTCGTTTATTATTGGTCGCGGATCGTCGACTCCTTTTAATTCTACAAGTCAATTTGATTTAGCTCTTAATCCGTGGGCGGTTGTACCATCTATTGGACCCTACGAATACGTTACATCTATAAGCTGCGGCGCGTGCCGTTATGGTCGTAAATATTCAAGAAATTTGCCATGAAAAAACTAATTTTTATCGCATTGCTTTTCCCTCTTTTCGCTTTGTGTCAAGATCCCGTAGTGATATTAAAAATATCAAGTATTATTACAAAGCAGACTAAAGACACTTTAATTTTTATGGCCTGCAGCCCATCCGGCGCGGCTATTAAAGGTTCATTTTTTACTAAAGTTTCGGGACCAGGATCGCCCGTAGTAACCGTGAATAGTGCCTCGCCGGACCAGGCTATTGTATCGGGCCTGTCTTCGGGGGTTTATGTATATAAAATAAATATTACGGATGCAGCAGGAGCGACCGCAGAGGATCAAGTGGCGTTTATTTCTGGGATTATAACGCCGATTCACGATACGATGTATATAAAAATGCCTGTTATGGTTCACGATACAACAGTCATTCCCGCTCCAACAGTAAAGAGTATTTTATTAATACTATCAAATGGAACGATCATTAATAAATAGTTTAATAAAATGAGTCAGTCTGAATTTCAGGTCGCGGCAACACAAGGTGATATCAGGGCAATTAAAAAAGAAGTCGAAATAGTATCTGCAAAAGTAGACGACGTTCATCAGGCGTTAATAGGCAGTGAACTATCGAAAGACGGCGGAATGGTAAAAAGGCTTTTCGACTGTGAGTCTGAAGTACAAAATATTAAAAATCAAATCAACTCAATCGAAAAACAACATGAAAAATTAGCTTTCTATTTAAAAATAATCTGGGGACTTGGCGGTGTAGTGCTGACAGCGATTGTAGGATTTATATTTACACACCTTATAAAATAAAAACTATGAAAAAATTTCTTAATGCTGTTTTATCAGAAGAAGGTCAGCCGTCATCCAAAAGGGTAGCATTTTTTATCCTGCTATTGGCTTTCTTGTTTGAAGTCTTTATTGACGTATTCGCGGGCAAGCTTCCTATCCAGCCGTTAATGGATGAGTTGTTCTATGCTTTTCAGGCCGCTTTACTTACAGTGTTTGGATCTAATATACTCAACGCGTGGAAAGATGTTAAGACGACTCAATCCAACAATAATGCTCAGGTCGGAGCCTCAAGTCCAACACAGCCGCCCCCAACACCTCCAACACCGCCAAGTGTTACAAATGTTATTCAGTAATTAAAAACAAAACAATATGTATTATTTAATCGAAGCCGTTATTATTTTCATTTTTGGATTTTTAGTAGGAAGGAATAACCCATCCCTTGATGCGGTAAACAAATTAATCGCAGCCGGAAAAGTGGTCGTTAACGTAACCGGCGAGGTTGTCGCCGCTGTAAAAAAAATATAATGATGCAGAAATATGCTTTATGGATTCTCGCAGGTGCTGTCCTAATCCTTGGCTTCTCCCAATGGAGATCTTGTCGTGACAACACGGCTAACATACTATCAGCCGAAAAGAAGGTAATCCAGCACCAGCGCGATTCTATTTCGCAAAAAAACATCAGCATCCTGGCCAAAGATTCTGTCCTGAATACGAAGATAAAAACCGATTCAGTTCGACATAAAGGTGAAACTGATTCATTGAAATCAGAAATCTATGTAGGAAAACTGCAGTTTCAAAAAGTAAAATTTCAATTATCACAAACGGTTCAAAATCTGTCCGACATCATAAACAACGGATCTGACACGGCGTTGATCTCTGAATTAAGACTTTTAAAGGATCAGCTGAATAGCGCAAACGGTATTGTCATTCAGTTACAGACAAATACAGGTTTGGAAGATTCAGTTATGACCGCTGAATTAAGTTTTAAAGATTCGGTTATTCAGGAAAAAGACAAAACAATTCAGAATCTTAAATCAAATTATCAGGGTATGCAATTTTTGGTAGACCAGGCGAATGCCGATCTGGACGTAGCTATCAAACAACTTCAAAAAAGGAAAAGGCTGAATGTTTTTCGCACAGTTGGCGAAGTTACATTAGTCATTGGCTTACTATTTAAAAAATAATTTATGTCAACATCAAACTATCAAAATCCGTTCAAAAGTGCTATCTGGCCAGCCGCTATGGCAATCGTTTCGTTAATCATTGGAATTAAATACCACGCCTCGGCGGCAGTTTGGATTATTGCCGGTTCGGTTTGGGTCGGCGGATGCGTTATTGAAATCGAACAGTATCAAAAAGACGATGAAACGATGTTACCAGACTTCGTTTGTACTGCCGGATTTGCAATAATCGTAATCGGAGCAGCACTATGAAAACAATATCATTTATCGCTTTGTGGAACGCGTATTTCCTGCTAAACGTATTCTTTGCCTGGTGGAATGTTGATATCGTTCACCGAAATCAGAAAATCGGAAAGACGGCGCAAATAAATCATTTTTTATGGGCGGCATTTTATTTTTCACTTTGCGCCACACAATGGTTTTTATTTCATGATTATTATTTTATTGCGTCAATCTTATTACTTCATCTTTCTGTTTTTCCGGTCGTGTACAATCGTGATATGGGTCTTCCTGCCTTCTGGCTTTCAAAGACAAGTAAAGCCCTTACAGATAGGATACAGGTCAGCATAGGGCTTAAATCAAGTGTAGTGGTAAACATTGGTGCCTTTATTCTTTCAATCGCTTTGCTTATAAAGTCATTTAGATAAAATGCTTAAAATTTCGCCATTCGGAATAGACTTTATCAAGAAAAAGGAATTTTTCGTTGATCATGCCTATCAAGATTCGGTCGGTATTTGGACGATCGGATACGGTGCGACATTTTATTCCAGTGGCCAGAAAGTAGTCAGGTTCGATGTTATTACCGAACTGGATGCGGTTGTTTTATTGAATTGGCATATTGACCAAAAGGTACATGCAATTTCGCCATACATAAAGGCTGTTTTGAATCAAAATAAAATGGATGCAATTATTTCTTTGGTATATAACATAGGTTCAGCGGCATTCGTAGTTAGCACGCTGCTTTCTAGAATAAACAGCAACCCGAATGATCCAGCTATCCGGGACGCGTTTATGATGTGGAACAAAGCGAAAATAAATGGCGAATTAAAGGTATTGCCCGGTCTGACTAACAGAAGAAAAAGCGAAGCTGATTTATATTTTTTGTAAGCATGGTTAGTTTTTGGTTTACCCCCGGCGTGGTTTCGCCCAGCTGGGGTTCTTTTTAAACTTTTATTATGACTAAAGTATCAGTCGCAAAACAGTACAGAATAAAGCATGGTTTAGAAATGCCTACACGCAAGCTCACCCGAATTATGTATTCGGAAAATAAGTTGATGTTTAAAAATTACGAAGAAGCTAGAGAAACGCTTCGTCACATTGAGGGTAAAAAGGGAGCGGCGCGTAAAAAATCTATGTCAGACAAAAGTTTTTTTGTTGCAGAACGATCATTGAACCCGTATAATCTTCCCGCGAGCGATGAAACTATTTATGAACCATATGTAATTAAAGGATATAAGCGGGTTGCTATATTTTCAGACATTCACGTTCCCTATCATTCAATTTCAGCTATAACTACAGCGTTAGATTTTGTAAAAAAACAAAAACCAGATGCCTTATTATTAAATGGAGATGCGATTGATTGTCATAGACTAAGCAGATATATCAAAGATCCTACAAAAAGAAATTTTAAGTTAGAGTTGGACACGTTTCAGGCATTAACTGAAGTTTTTGAAAAAGAACTTGGTTGTAAGTTGTTTATGAAAATGGGCAATCACGAAGAGAGGTACGAAGCGTTTCTTTACGAAAAAGCGGGTGAACTTGTCGGAATACCGGAGTTTAAATTTGAAAACATTATCAAAGCCAGGTCGCGCGGTATTGAAATGATATGCGACAAAAGGGTAATGCGTCTAAATAACTTAAACGGAATTCACGGACACGAATACAAGGGCGGCATATCGGCACCGGTCAATGTCGCACGCGGCCTTTATTTGCGCGGGAAGGTAAGTGCCTTTCAGGGTCACAATCACCAAAGCAGCACGCACACGGAAGCCGACATGAACGGTAAGGTTACAAGCACATATTCGATTGGCTGCCTGAGCGAACTGCATCCCGCTTATATGCCATTGAACAAATGGAATTGGGGTTTTGCGATAGTAGATTTAGATCCTAATGGCGAAAATTTTGAATTTAGAAATCATACCATTTACAAAGG